AGTGGCTGCTGAAGAAGAACCTGATAGAACTATTCTTGTAGTTTCTAATCCTGTTGTTATAAAAGAAGTAAAAGGTAGAATAGGAATAATTGGTTACAAGGTAGAACCTTGGTTGAAAACAACTACTGATGATATGTTCTTCATTAATTTAAATGATGTATTAACAATGTCCGAATCAGAAGACATCGAAATGATAATGATGCATCAAGAATATGTAAGAAAAGCAGACAGTGATCCTGCATCTGGTTCCAGCAATCATAAACTAGATAAAAAGATGGGATATCTTGCTAATGTTAATGATGCAAGAGATGTTCTAGAAAAACTCTATAATAGTCCTTCTAGTAAAGATCTTAGTAATTAAGCTATAGTTGTCTCTTCAAACCCAACAAAGGTAGTCTACACAAGGTTTAGAGACTTGTCAAGTATATGTGTTGATGGTATACTTTATACATAATGATGAGATATAGTTATGATACAACCAGGCATGACTAAGAGAAAAAGATCAGAACATTACGTCAATAACAAAGAGTTCTTAGCTGCTCTGATTGCATATCGTGAGTCTAGAGAAATTGCAGAAGCAAAGGGACTTCCTAGGCCTGTCATTCCTAGGTATATTGGAGAGTGCTTCCTGAAGATTGCTACTCACTTATCATTCAAACCAAATTTTGTGAACTATATGTTCAAGGATGATATGGTTTCTGATGGCATTGAAAACTGTGTGCAGTACATTCATAATTTCAATCCTGAGAAGTCTCAGAATCCTTTTGCATATTTCACACAAATCATTCACTACGCTTTCTTGAGACGGATTCAGAGAGAGAAGCGTCAGTTAGAGATCAAGAATAAGATTCTGGAGAAGTCAGGGTACAGTGAGGTGTTTGACGACAACAACACCCTTGACGGATCGAACTACAGTGACTATAATTCCATTAAGGATGCAGTCCACTCAAAACTTCGTTATTGATGAAAGTAGCAATTATCACGGATCAACACTTTGGTGCCCGTAAGAATTCTAAACTCTTTCACAATTATTTTCTTAAATTCTATAACGATATCTTTTTTCCATATCTAGAAGAACACGGTATTACCACTGTTGTGGATATGGGAGATACCTTCGATAATCGCACAGGTATCAACTTTGGTTCTCTTGCGTGGGCAAAAGACAATTATTATGATCGTCTAGGTGTCATGGGCGTTCATGTTCATACAATTGTTGGTAATCACACTGCATATTATAAAAATACAAATGAAGTGAACGCAGTTGATCTGTTACTTCGTGAGTACCATAATGTTTCAGTATATTCTTCTCCTGAAGAAGTAATGCTGGGTAATTTAAAAGTTCTTTTTATACCATGGATCAATGAAGAAAATTCCAAGAGTACTTTCTTATCTATTGAAAGTACAGATAGCACATGCGCGATGGGGCACCTTGAACTACGCGGATTTAGAGCTCATCGCGGATGCGTCATGGAGCATGGTTTTGAGAGCGACTTATTTGAGAAGTTCACCAAGGTCTTCTCGGGACACTACCACACTCGATCAGATGATAAGAAGATCTTCTATCTAGGAAATCCTTATGAGATGTTCTGGAATGATGTTGGAGACACCAGAGGATTTACAATATTTGATACTGAAACTTTAGAGCACACTCATGTAAACAATCCGTATCGGATGTTCCACAACATCTACTATGAAGATACTGATCATCAAACTTTTGATGCTAGAGAATATGAGAACAAGATCGTAAAAGTTATTGTTCGTAAAAAATCAAACAGTAAGAAGTTTGAGAAGTTTATTGATAAGTTGTATTCTGTTGGTGTTGCTGATCTCAAAACTGTAGAAAATTTTGAAGTTGGTGAACCTGAGGAGTTTGAAGCATTTGAATCTGAGGACACACTTTCTATTTTGAATAGATATATTCAAGAAGCAGAAATTAATCTTGATAAGTCTGTTCTTCAGAACATAATGAGAAAAACGTATCAGGAGGCGTGTGAGTTAATTTAATGTTTATCCTAACTGTAGATGGAAAAGAAGATCGAGGAGCATATTCTGTAACTAATGAATCTGGAGATAAAATACTTTATCTCTTTGAGGAAGAGGATGATGCCACTCGATATGCCATGCAGTTAGAAGATGAGCATGATTATCCAGAGATGCATATAATTGAAGTAGAAGACGATATAATGCTTAAGACATGCCACATCCATGAGTGTGAGTATGCTATAATTTCCAAGAACGACATCGTAGTTCCGCCAGAAACCGAGACATATGATTTTATTTGAGAAAATTCGTTGGAAGAACTTTCTTTCTACGGGTAATCATTGTACTGAAATTAAATTAAATGAAAATGGTAACACGATGATCATTGGCACCAATGGTGCTGGTAAATCTACTATTCTCGATGCCCTTACATTTTCTCTTTTTGGTAAGGCATTTCGTAAAATTAACAAACCACAACTGATCAACACGACTAACGAGAAGGATTGTGTCGTTGAAGTTGAGTTTTCCATTGGTAGTATTTCTTGGAAAGTCGTTCGTGGCATGAAACCTGCCATTTTCAAGATCTATCGTAATGGTGAAGAACTAAATCAAGACGCTGCAGCACTAGATCAGCAAAAATGGCTGGAACAGAACGTCTTGAAGATGAATTATAAGTCGTTTACACAGATTGTTATCCTCGGAAGTAGCACATTTGTTCCCTTCATGCAACTTTCAGCAGCAAATCGACGTGAGGTTATTGAAGATTTGCTTGACATTAAGATTTTTTCGTCCATGAATATGGTGATTAAGAGTAAAATTAGTGCTCTTAAGGATGAAGTCAAGACTTTGACGCTCAAAAAAGAGTCTCTGAGTGACAAAGTTGACATGCAAAGTCGTTTTATTGACGAATTGGAGTCTCAAGGTAAGGCAAATATCGCTAAAAAGAAGGAAAAAGTCTCTGAACAGACAAAACTTATCGATCTTTACAATAAAGAAGTGTCTTTGAACCAAGAAAAGGTGCAAAAACAGCTTGTAGAGCAAGAAAAAGTGACTGGAGCTACGGAAAAACTCCGTAAAATGAGTGGATTGAGGGGTAAAATCACTCAAAAAGCGTCCACGATCATGAAGGAGCATAAGTTTTTTAACGAAAATACGGTTTGTCCCACCTGTACGCAGTCTATTGAAGAGGATTTTCGGATAAATAAGATTAACGACGCTCAAAATGTAGCGAAAGAGTTGCAATCTGGTTTACAAGAGCTGGATGAGGCAATTAATGAAGAACAGGAGCGAGAGCGTCAATTTCTTGCCCTATCGAAGGAGATTTCTAAACTACAGAATGACATTTCTCAAGACAATGTTCGGATTTCTGGATGTCAGCGACAAATCAGAAGTCTGGAATCGGAAGTTCAAGAGCTTACCGAGCAACTTGCAAACCGAAATACTGAACATGAGAAGCTAGAAACCTTCAAAGACAACTTAAAAACTACATTTGACGATTTAGCGTCAAGAAAGGACACGATCAACTACTACGATTTTTCGTATAGTCTACTTAAAGACGGTGGAGTCAAAACAAAAATCATCAAGAAGTATCTACCGCTGATTAATCAGCAAGTGAACCGTTATCTACAGATGATGGACTTCTATATCAACTTTACTCTTGATGAAGAGTTCAACGAAACCGTCCAGTCCCCGATTCATGAGGACTTTTCCTATTCTTCTTTCAGCGAGGGAGAGAAGATGAGAATTGACTTAGCACTCTTGTTCACCTGGAGAGAGGTGGCAAGGATGAAGAACTCTGTCAACACTAATCTGTTGATTATGGATGAGGTATTTGATAGTTCTCTGGATGGATTTGGAACGGATGAGTTCCTCAAGATTATTAGGTTCGTTATCAAGGATGCAAATATCTTTGTTATCTCTCACAAAGAGTCTTTGTTCGACAAATTTGAGAATGTGATTAAGTTTGAAAAAGTTAAAGGTTTCTCTCGCATAGAGGGTGGATCTATCCCCGCAGCAGCACCTACCAACTCAACTGAGAGTGGTAAAAAAAACTATAATCCATATATGTGAATATAACTAAAACTTCATTAAGTTAGCATACGCTGACTAAATATTCACAGAATTGGAGAACGACGCATGAAGTGAAACTC